TAATCCTAATAACAAATGTTATTAAAATTCTGTATTATTCACTTGACTTTCTAGATTTTCTGTATAGTATATTAAAAATCCTATTGACTGTAAAAACAATATAGTGAAAAATATAGTAAAAAAATATTTTATAAAAATCTTATTAGATGGTGTTTTTGAAAAATATTCATCATCTGTTATCATATTATTAAAATTAAATAATTATAATCTTTATATAAAAATTATAGAATATAGTTATATAATAGATTATGGAAAATTTGAATAACCAAGATATAGATGAACTTAAATTATTAGCCAAATCATATTTTGAATTAGAAAAAACACTAGATCCTCTTGTAGAGCAATTAGAAAAAATAAAAAATGAAAAAAAAAACAAAGAAAAAGAAATCAAATCAAAAAATGAGGAATTAGATTATGTAAAAAATCAGATAATGGTTTTACTTGAGAGAAATGATATTGGTTCCTTACAAACTAATAAAGGCAAGTTTAAAATACATACTCCAAATGATAAAATAGTAAAATATAAACAAAAAGAAATAAGAGAAAATCTGGCCAGACTATTAACAGATAGACTTAATACTACATTTGAAGAAAATCAAGAAATATATGATAAAATATATAATAAAGATAAAGTACAACAGCCATCGCAATTAAGAATATATAAACCTAAAGAAAGAAAGAAACAAATGTTATTTTTTTAGTATTATCTTTTCATATGACTTCTGATAAAATTTTTTAATTTATTATTTTCGTATATAGTGTCTTTTAGTTGTTCTTCTAATGATTCTATTACATCCTGCAATTCACCTATTTTTGATTGTAGTTTAAGTTCCTTAGTTATGCATTTCCAAAATATAGTTTCAAATATAGGTTCTTGAGTAGAGGCATCATCTGCAAAATGATACCTTTGTACACTCCAGGTATGTCTTCCATTACTTAACATAACATATCTTGGATCTACTATTTTTAAAAGACCACCTAGTCTAAAAAGTTGTTTTTTATCTTTATCTAAAGTAACATATCTAACGTGTGTATTTATTGGTACATCGTCTATATCATCAACTCTTTCATAATTTTCTAATCTTTTTAACATCTCCTCTTTTTTTTGTAATTGATCTTGAACACTAGTGTTTTGGTTTGTACTATTAGAATAGTCTTCATTAGATGAATTATCAGACATTGATATTAATATAAGAATATATTATAATATAATCTTATATGAATACAATTATAAAAAAACATTATGATAAACAAGGAGACTTTTTAAAGGATTTTGAACCACTCAAAGATAATGAATTCAAAAATCTTAAAAAAAGTTCTCTAATCAAATTTGTTAAAAAAAAATGGGCAGGAAAACTATACACTGCCACTGTTAATTATTTAGATTTAGAACGTAATACAGCGAAGGTATTTGATTTTAAACTAAGGAAATATTTTTATATTGGACAAGATACACACTATGTTTTTTGTAAGAAAATACCAAATGAACAAAAAGACTTTAGTAATTTCTTACAGAATATTATTGACAATTTACCAAATAAAAACTCGTCACCAATTGAAAATTAATATATACTTATAGTATAAATGGGATTAGGTTATTTAACTCTATCTATTAAAAGTGAACAAGATAAATATTTAACAGGTAATCCACAGTTTACTTTTTTTAAATCAGTATATAAGAGACATACTAATTTTGCTGTAGATTATCAATTTGTAAATTTTATTGGAGATTCTAGTAATGTTTTTAATAAAAAAGTGTATATTGATGTACCTAAGAATGGAGATCTTATACACAGAATGTTTTTAATGATAAATATAAAAACACTTACTGGAGGTGATCTTTCCAAGATAACGCCGGTTGTATATAATTACATTGAATACATTGATTTATTTATAGGTGGACAACGTATTGATAGACATTATGGTTCCTGGTTGCAAATATGGCACGAATTATTTGAAAAAGATGATGTAGCATTAGGAAAACTTGTAAGTAGTGAGCCTCAACAATCTACTGATACAAAAAATACATTATACTTACCTTTAAGATTCTGGTTTAATAATAATGTAGGATTGTCTCTTCCACTTATAGCGCTACAATATAATGATATAAAATTCGAAATAAAATTTAAGAGCAAAACCGATATACAAACGTATAACAGTAGCTACTCAGATACAAATATGAGCATAGAAAAAATACAGATGTTATGTGAATATATCCATTTAGACGTTGAAGAAAGAAGACTTTTTGCTTCAAATGTACACGAATACTTAATAACACAGGTTCAGTCTAGTTTAAGTAATCCAGTTAATTTACACAAATCTCTAACCGATGATAATTTCGAAAAAATAGTTCATAAGACTGATCTTAGATTTAATCATCCTGTTAAAGAGCTTATTTGGACATTTCAGGACTACTCAAATCGAGTACAATCTGAACTAGTAAGCTCAATTAATGGAGTTTATAGTAACAATTTTTGGAGAGGATTTACATATGGCCAGGATCAAATGATTGGGTCAATGCTTAATCTAAATGGTAAAGACATGTCTGAAGAGATGTCCTCTAAGTTTTATAGAGGATTACAAAATTATCAATATCATAGTGGTGTAGGTTTAGGATCAGTTAATAATACATATGGATTAGGAGGAATAGATGCAGGCAATGCCATATATTCTTATTCATTTAGTATTTCACCCGAAGATTATCAACCATCGGGTTCTATTAATTTTTCAAATATTGAACAGGGACAACTCAAATATAGATTACATCACGATGCTGACGTCACCAGTAAAAGTTTAAATATTTATGCTGTAAATTACAATATATTTAGAGTAATGAGTGGTATGGCTTCACTCGCATTCAGCAATTAAATGTATTTTAAGATTTTATTATAATTAAAAAATGTGTATTTATAATAAAATGCAGAGTACTAGAATAACGCTACAAACTACCGGAGAACAGGATAGATACTTAACAGATAATCCTATACATACTCATTTTAAAACTAATTATAGACAACATACTGAATTTGGTTCTGACTGGATTGTTGTAGGTAACGATAATAAAAACATATCATCTATTGCAGCTAATTCATCATTTTATTTTAGAATAGAAAAAGATGGAGATTTAATAAACAATTTGTTTTTGAGATTAAAGCTTGAAAAAGATGATAATTGGAAATCTTCTCAATTAGGCTTATACGAAACAGCTTTAAAGATAATTGATAGAGTAGAGTTTTTGAATAATGATCAGGTAATATCTAGTATGTCTTCTGACTATATGTTTTCATATTTTGAGTTACATTATAGTAAGGCTGAGAAAAAAGCACTTTTTGATATGATATCATATGATAAAAGCAGTGTAGGAGAATCAAGTAATTATGTAACACTTTATTTACCTCTTCCATTATGGTTTCATAAAAATCCTGGTAATGCATTCCCTCTATGGGCACTTAACAATCCTAATGTTGGTATAAACATAAAAACAGGCGACTATGGTGACCGCAATGTAGAAAATATAGAATTGTTAGTCGATTTTGGATTTCTAGATAATAAAGAAAAAGAACAATTTACTAATAAACCCTTAGAATATTTAATAGAAGTACCAGAAAAACTAGATAACATTACTTTAAGTGGTTTAGCAGAGACAAAAAAATTAAATCTTATAAAAACACATTTTGTGAGATATTTATTATGGAATATTCAAGAAGATGGAAAATTCAACTATTTAGATGATGTAGAAAATGCAAATATAAGCTTTAATGGAAATCCATTGATATCCAACGCACCAGGTTCATTTTATAATAGGGTAATGAGATATATGAATTTTGAATCAAATGGGACTCTACATTCAACTAATGGTGATTTTAATAAGAATACTTATAGTAATATATATACATACTCATTTTGTCTCAATCCAACAAGCCAAAAACTATCTGGGTATTTAACTACAGAAAAATTTAATAATGTAGAAATTGAAATAAATACAAAGAGTAGTGGAAATTCAAGAATTCTTAATGTATATCTAGTAAAACATAATATCATGAGAGTTAGTAATGGTGTTTTAAATCTACTATATAATTAAAGATATTATTAAATGTAATTAAATATGCATTTAATCACATTTTTATAGAAAAAAATCTTGGTATATAATATAAATAATGGGTGGTGGATTAATGCAACTCGTAGCCTATGGCGCACAAGACATTTACCTT